GTGTTGAAATTTTCTAATCTCCTCATCCGTCAAAGGTTTGCGTTGTTGTGGTTTGGTGTAGAGAGGCACTCCAGCAGACCCGTCTGTAACTTCTCGCCAAATGCCATCGGTAAACTTTGCAAACTTTCCCACAGGCTCTTCTTTAGTTTGTCCCCTTGCTCTGATGGCGTTTGAATCGCTTGTCAATGAATATGAATCATGTAATTGCCGAAGTACAGCGCAAAACTTCTCACGCTCTTTTTCTGCTACCAGTTTGGCAAAATCTTCAAGTGCTTCAGAATAAGTACCATCAGGATATGGTCGTATACCAAACAATCCGCATCGTTGGGCCATCTCAATTATTTCTTCTTTAGTCATACCATCCCCAATTTATTAAGTATTTAATCCAATCCTGATCCTCGTTATGATAAACATACCAAGGGTCATATTTACAACCTATAACTATTCCTGTTTTAGTAGTGGTCATATGTACCTCATAATAAAATCTGTCCAGTGTTTAGTATCAGCAAATATGCAAGCATCTAATCCATTCTTAGCAGCCCAATCTAAATAAGTAGTTACACTCTTCTTAGAAAGCTTCTGGTTACGTTGTAAAACATATAAGATGGTTATATCTGGATGTTGTTCTTTAATGAACACAGCTTTCTTTCTATCAGCTCCTGTCCATAGTCCTTTTGTTTCTATGTAGACGTTATTAGTAACAGTAAAGTCAGGTGTGTAAGTGTGATTACTAGCGGGTATAACGTATTTAATCTTATTTGCTTCATAAGGTAATTCCCATCCCCGCAGCTTACAAGCTTCTTGGAATTTATTTTCCAATCCGCTTTTGTACATGTTGGGGTTGTGTCTTTTTGGTTTCATATAATTCCGCTTCTTTAACAAGTTTAGCAAACCAAATTAATGTTTCTTGATCTGCTTTGAATGGGTTCTCTCCTGGATTTAACCAGTCTGCAAACCTCTTTGGAAATCTAGCTATGAATGGTGGTGGCATCCCCTGCTCCTTTTGCTCCGCTGCTGGTTACTGGCTCCGCCTGTGCTCCAGAAGTGCCTAAAGGCCTTTCTGTCGCCCCTTCGTTCCCAGGTGGTTCCCAACTGTCGTTGGGCTTCTGCCATATGTAGAGAAGTTTCATATTGAGATGGAATCTCTCGTCATCGCTATACATTTCTCTACATTTGTCGTACCACTTTTCTGGTAGAAGCTCTGCTAACGCTCTTTCTGCTTTAACGGGACCTATACCTGCAACACCCATAATGTTATCACTACGATCCCCTATAAGGCTTTGTAAATAAAGAAATTTAAGACCTTCATCTGGGGTTACTTCCTGAAATACCTTCTTGACAAAGTTATAGTGTTTTCCAGGTATCTGAAGTAAATCTTTGTCTATGCTACATATAGTTGTTGTAGCTCCTGTTTTATCCTGCTGGATACCCATTTCATCATCTGCTTCATATCCGTCACATATGATAGCTTTGTGCTGTGTTACTAGGAACTCTCTGACAGCTTGCCAATGTACAGGACGCTCATCTGGTCTGTTGGCTTTGTAGCTAGGAGCTATTTCTCTCCTGAAGTTACCCTTACCTGTTAGGTATACGCTGTAAGATGTTGCTTGTGTGTCTGCTAAGATCTCTTGGATCATTGTGTCTGCTCTAGACTGTGCTATCCAAGACTCTTCATCATCTTTTGTTGATGCTGCTGATCTATAAACAACAATGTCTCCGTCAATTAATGCTCTCATACCAATCCTTTCTTTCTTCCTGGTTTAGCTTTAGGTAAGCCATCTTTTTTAAAACCATACTCATTAAACTTAAGCAAAATTTGTTCATAACGATCTAAACGGTCTGTTAGATCCTCAAGAATGTTTGCTTGTAAAGCAGTACGAGTCTGTAAAAAACTTAGTTCTTCTTGAATTTGTTTTTTATCTTTGTTCCAAAAAAACATATCTATCTCCTATTAAAAAGGGGGCCTCGATTTGGTATTTCTATACATATCACTATGTACGTGTATAAGAAAGCCAGAAAACTATACACTTAACATCCTCGAATGCTGGCTTAACAGCCCCAAAACTTACAGTGGCAACTGCAAAACTTACTCTTGTTTACCTTCTTCGTTGTTCTCAGCCATAGCTTCTGCTAAGTCTAAATCACCTGCTGTGTAAGCTTCAAACTTACGAGCAAGTCTAACAACAAAGTCTAAGTTACCTTCTTCTAGTTCAAATGGCTTACCACCTCTTGCAGCAATATAAAGATCAGTAGCTCTAGCTAAAGCATTCTGACGAATAATAGCTCTATCACCATGCAAAGCAGGGATAGGAAATACTTTATCTTTATAACCACCGTAGGAGGCTTTAGGAGCTGCTACAGACGTTCCAGTTGCTGCTGGAGTAGGTGTACCACTACCTTTACTAAGAACGTTTACAGCCTTAGTTTCTACACCATATGTTCCAGAGACACCATCAAACTCAACTTCATAACCAACTTCTACTTTTGGATCTTTAAAACCACATTTAATCCAAGTCCCACTGACTTTCATGGAATAAGTAGGTTTAGTACCAAATTTAGTGTTTACATCTTTTGTGGTTAGTGCTTCCACAATACCTGTCATCATGCTCATGTTAATTCTTTCATGTTAAACCAATCATCACCTACTGATGCTCCTGCATTGAGCTTCAGAGCCAGAGGTGTTCCAAAAATACTCTCAAAATACATGTGTGTTTTCTTTAATGTGTCTGTTATCTCCTCTAAAAAATAATCCAATTGCATTGGATGTACGTCAAACATAATGGAATCATGAATAGTGTTAACTATACAAACTCCACTGTTCATTATTAGCCTTCTAAAGATAACACCCAACATCATTGGTACTATATCTCCAGTAGCTAATCCCTGAATAGGATAATTCTTCATCTCTGTTGGACTAAAATTGTAAGTCTTAGTAGACCAAGAACTATCGCTGTAATACTCTTTAAACAAAAACTTTCTACCAGTCTCTGTTTGTAGTACATAAGATTTAACTTTTTCTCTTAAACCATCTTCTCCTACTGCATAATAAGACATACGTTCTACTTTATTTGCAAATCCTGTATGCCATTCACCTACTTTAGGATACCTAGAATAGAACACATCAACAAACTTCTTAGCTTCTTCTAAGCTACAACCTGCTTGTTTGCTGATTGCTTTAGCTCCTGCACCGTAGATCAACTGAAATGTTCTAGACTTGAATGGTTTACGTTCTTCTTTAGTAGGATCTCTACCAAACATAGACTTGTAAAGAGCACTGTGAATATCTACTCCACTAGAAATATCTTTGATAAGCTGCTCGTCACCTGTTACGTGAGCAAGAGCAACAACCTCTAGCTGGTTAAAGTCAACCTCAACAATATAACCTCCATCAAACCTAGATGTAAAGATCTGTTTGATAGGGTTATTACTGATGTTTTGTAGATTAGGATTGGTTGAAGACAACCTACCTGTGACTGTTGCTGTGTGATTTAGCTTGCCGTGTATAAAGTTATTAATAACATGCTTGCTAAGTCCCTGGACATATGTTGATAGCTGCTTAGATAACTCTCTGTACTTAAGTAGTCCATTGATAAGCTGAATAGCCTTCTTATCGAATGTGTGCTTAAGCATATCGTTGAGTACTGAATCATCTACTGACACTTGTCCTGTCTTCTCAGATACCTTCTCTGGATCTGGTGTGTAAGCTATAAATGGTTTTATAGTTATTGTCTTATCCATAAGCTTGTACTTGGTCTTACCATTCTTATACACGCCTACTTCTTCTTTAACCCTAACCTTCTTCTTACCTCCGAAGAAAAACTGTGACCACTGCTTAGGGCTGTTAATGTCTTCTATGTGTCCTGCTGCTAGTTCTTCTAGGTCTAGCTTAACTTCTACATACTCGTTAACAACTTCTACTGTGTAGTCATCTAAACGTTTCTGATCTATGTGTAGACCATTGAACATCATTTCTGTTGTTGCATGTAGAGCTTCCATCTGAGACTCTATGAGAGCTAGTTGTTTGTTCTCTATAGCTAGTTTGTACTGTATCTCTGCTATGGCTCTTGCGTTATCTACGTCTTGTACAAGATAAGGTGTTAACTCTTCTTCTGGTATCTTGTCAGATCCCAGTCCTGCTTGAAAGTATTTCTTTATCTTGTCGTCTTTGATAGGTAAGCCATACTTAATACACAACTCATCTAAGCTTGAGAACTTAACTTGTTGTCCAGTAAGAATGTACTCAGCTAACTGTGTATCCCATATCTTATGATCCTGAAATTTAATTTTAAGTACAGTACTTTCTTTGTACAAATACATTAAATCAAAAGATATATTGTGTCCACAGAAGACATACTCAAAAGGTATAGATCTTATGTTTTTTATGAAATGGTCTGCATCATAAGTTACATGTGTTCTAGATGTTCCTGTCCATCCAAACGCTACTACACGGTTATCTGGGTGCATAGGATGAGCTAGTCCTATATCTTCGTTGGCATTCATTGTCGTTTCGACATCTATGCCTATAAATGTTGGTATGGTCATGGTTTTCCATACTCCTTTCTTTGTTAAGTTTGTTGTTCTTCAAGTTTCTTTAGTTTGTCTATTTTCTCTTGTTGTTCCCTTCCTTCTTTGTATCCTTTACTATAACCTTGTATGTGTATAGACTCTATAACATCCATGATAAATTTATCAGTGTATCCATAATTACCAAACACTTCTCTTACTAAACTATAAGCTTTATTGTGATCCATTTTTATCCTCTGTTTCTAAATCGTTTTGGTGATATTCTTCTTGTAGTTCATCTAAGAACTCATCTATAACTTTAGATGCGTAATAAGGAACATCTACATTGTTTTCTACTTCATCATCGTCCCAAACAATAGTAAGGCTCCAAGCTTTAATTTTTCTCATATTTTTCTCTCCATTCTTTAAATTCAGACACTAGTTTTTCTCTTACTTTATCATTATGCAATAACGACATAATAACCATTTGTTTCATGTTTGAGTGGTGTCTAAAATAAATTGCAGCAGCAGTAGCTCCTATACACCACACCCATAAGAACAGCTCACTGATTTCTAATTCAATCATTCAAACCTCGCTCTAATTGGATCTATTGTTATTAAATACTGACCATGTCTTTCTGATTCCATCTGCTTACTACCACCTCCAGGTAGTTTGTTCTTAGGAACATTTAGTGTTCTAATGATCTCTTCCTCTGGAGTCTTAGGTTCTTTGTACTTACCCAATGTGATAACAACATCTGCTTCTCCTGGTTTATCTGTCTTAGAACCTCTGAGAGCATCTAAGCCTATAAACGGTGGATCTTTCATGTCTACTGCTGTAGCACTTAGTTGTGATGCAGCAATAACTGGACCATATGATCTAGCTAATTCCCTAGCCCATTTGTAGATCTTACCCAGTCTAATGTCTTCTCTGTCGTCTGCTTTAAAGCCATCTACTTTGTCAAGCTGGTCAAACACTATAAGTCCTGGATTAATTTCTCTAAACAGTGTTTCTAAGTCTCTGATGTTGTTCATGTCCTTAGTAACACGTATCTTGTCTTTGTTGCCACCCATAAGAGTTGTGTACTGATCCATAGCTGCTTTTGAATCAGCTATGATTACTTTAGACTCTTGTCCAATCGTTGCTTGTACTATCCTGAAGAATACAACTGATGATTCTTCTTCGTTGTTAACCCATACAACAGGTCTGTCTTTGGGTAGTTGCTGTGCTAAGTAACTGACCTCACTAGCTAAGAACGTTGTCTTACCTACTTCAACCCTAGCTGCAACAATAATAAAATTACCTGTACGAAGAGGACCAAGCGAACGATTGAGAACATCGAGTCTCCATTCGTAACCGCTAGAGCTGATACGATCAGCAATAGCAGATAAGTCAGCAGTAACAAACAGCTCATCTTTTTCTATATACCTTTCTACATCTTTAAGGG